TAGAGAATAATGGTAAAGGTGCAAAAAGAGATTTTGGTTGGGCTTGTGGTGCAAGTGCAGGTTATGTAGCAATTCATAGAGAAGAACCTGAAGAGATTTATATGATTGGCCACGATTTACATAGTCACACAGATAAGGTAAACAATCTATATAAGAGTACAAGACATTATGTCGCACAAGAGAACGGTCCTACACCAGCAGTAAACTGGATTAGACAATGGAAGACTTTATTTGATTGGTACCCTCATATACAGTTTATAAAGGTCAATAGATATAATGACGGTAGAGATAAAGTAAACGGTCCTATAGAAGAATGGAACGGTGTAAAGAATTTAAAATATATTGATTATTCCACGCTTGACAATTTGCTAGGAATTTGATATATTAATAGAATGTGTAAAAGTAAAGTAATTGCAAATACTTTGCCACTTGTGGCTGAACAACAATTAAGAGGTTGTAAAGCAGGGGTAGAGAGGGTTATGGCCGAATGGCTGAAGACACTCTATTCAGTTGTAAGTAAGGACCATCTAAACATTAGATTGGACTCTTCCTGGAAGCTTGTGGGTAAACCAATAAATCCCACCGAGTACACATTAACTTGTATAAATAATACTGATGGCGATAATACAGCCAACACAAACACAACGAATATGTTAACATAAGGAGAATACATATGGATTTTGAAAGTCTAAAAAAATCGTCAAGTAATTTTGACGCAATCACAAAAGCTCTGGAAACAAAACTTGCTCCAGAAGACCAATCAAACAAAAACAAATACCAAGACGACAGATTTTGGAAACCTGAACTAGATAAAACTGGTAATGGTTATGCTGTTATTCGTTTCTTGCCTGCCGCTAATGGCGAAGAGATGCCTTGGCAAAGGGTATGGTCTCACGCATTTCAGGACAAAGGTGGTTGGTATATTGAAAACTCATTAACAACTCTTAATCAAAAAGATCCTGTTAGTGAAGAAAATACAAGACTATGGAACACAGGTGTAGATAGTGATAAAGAAATTGCTCGTAAGAGAAAAAGAAAATTATCATACTACTCTAACATCTATGTTGTTAGTGATCCTAAACATCCTGAAAACGAAGGTAAAGTTTTCTTATTTAAATTTGGTAAAAAGATTTTTGATAAGATTACAGAAGCAATGCAACCAGCGTTTGAAGATGAAACGCCAATTAACCCATTTGATTTTTGGAAAGGTGCAAACTTTAAACTGAAAATCAGAAAAGTTGATGGTTATTGGAACTATGATAAATCGGAATTTGAGGGTGTTTCTCAAATCAAAAATAGTGATGATGAAATCAAAGCTATTTGGGAGAAACAACACACTCTAAAACCTTTTGTTGACCCTAGTAATTTTAAGACCTATGATGAACTCAAAGAGAAACTGAATAGGGTAATTACGGGTACGCAAAGCACGGTAACAGTAGATGAATACGACCTCCCACCACAAACATCTACAACATCCGTGAAAATGCCTGAGGTGAGTCAATCTAGTATTGCTAGTGATGATGATGACGATACAATGTCATATTTTAGTAAGTTAGCAGACGAAGATTAATCCTTTCTCTCTCTTACCGAAGCATTTAAAGGGCAGTTAGAAATAGCTGCCCTTTTTTATATAAATAGTGGTATGGCAACAATATTTGATCCACTTAAAGATTTACAAGGCAACCAATTAAAGTCTGCTAGATGGTACAGAAATGCAGCTTCTTTGATTGTGGATAGGGCTTCTCGTAGTAAATTAATGAGAGAAGGCAAACTAAATGGTAGACCTAGTGCTGGTCGTATGTGTATGTTCGTATATGACGCAAAGACAAAAGCAAAATTACCATATTGGGACGCTTTCCCTTTAGTTTTACCTATTGATACATTTAAAGGTGGTTTTGTGGGTATTAATTTTCATTATTTACCATATGGTGCCAGATTTAAATTACTAGAGAGTTTACAAACATATGCTAGTAATAGTAAGTTTAACAGTACAACAAAGTTACAGGTAGGTTATAGTAATCTAAAAGGTGAGAGTCTTATCAAACCAGCAATTAAAAAATATTTGTGGTCTCATGTACAAACTCAGTTTAGAAGAATTGATGTTGATGAGATGGCCATTGCCTGTTATTTACCAGTTGCTGACTTCAAAGGTTCAACACTAAGTAGAGTATTTGCAGCTGCAAGGAGAATCATTTAATGGCTATTTTAAGAGGCGGTAAAAGAATAGGTAACTATGACATTCGTATCGGATTACCGAGAGATAGGTCATTAGATAATGTCAATGCAGATGAAAGATTAGGTAGAAAACCAGGTGGTAATCCTGAAACTACTATAAACAGATTTATTGCTGAGATTAATCAAGGTGAAGGCCTTGCTAGACCAACAAGATATTTGGTTGTGATACAACCACCACAAAGAGTGATTACAAATCCTTATGAAGGTGATTTTGATATGACACCACCGAATAATGATTTAGAAAGTATGACACTAAAAAGAAATGTTGGTATGATGTGTAATAAGGTAACTTTACCTAGTAGAGATGTAAATACTAAAACAGCAATGACATATGGACCTGGTAGAGAAATGCCATATGCATATAGTTTTAGCGGACAAATAGAGTGTACATTTTATGGCGATAAGTTTTTAAGACAAAGAGCATTTTTTGAAAATTGGCAGAAAAAGATTATGAATATTAATACTCATAATATGAATTATTATGATGAATATGTCGGCACAATGGATATTTACCAATTAGGTTCATTCTCAGCAGAACAAGATAGAGATAGAACAACTTACGCAGTAAGATTATATGAGGTATATCCTCAAACTATAGGTTCTATTGATTACTCATATGGTTCTACAGACCAATCTGTAAATATACCAATTACATTAAACTTTAGAACTTGGAAGAATTTAACAATTGACCAAATTAATGGTGCAACAGTAGGCGAAGCATTTGGTGAAGTGCCTACAATTAAGGCGTCAAAAGATTTTGGACTGTTTGGTGGTATTCTAAATAGATTACCTCCTGAGATTAGAAGAGCAGGAAGAGATGTGCTACAGACAGCTAAGAGAAATCTACCAATAGGTAGAGTTACAGGTGGAAAAGTATTCCCACCATTTTTATAATTAACAAAGGAGTAATATAATGGCATTGCCTATATTAGAAACAGCGACATATGAATTGACATTACCCTCAACAGATGTCCAGGTTAAATACAGACCTTTTCTTGTAAAAGAGGAAAAACTGTTATTGATGGCGTTAGAATCTAACGATAATAAACAGATTACGCAATCATTAAAAGACATTGTACACACTTGTACATTTGGTTCTATTAATGTTGACGCATTACCTACATTTGATTTAGAATATATCTTTTTGAATATTCGTGCTAAGTCAGTAGGTGAGATTGCAAAATTAAAAGTATTGTGTCCTGATGATAATGAAACATACGCAAGTGTAGAAGTTGATTTATCAAAAGTTGAAGTACAGGTTGATGAGAACCACAATAATGAGGTACAAATCAATGACAAAGTTAAAATATTGATGAAATACCCTACTATTGATAGTTTTGACCCTCAGACAGACGCAACACAATTGAAGACAAGTCAATTATTTGATATTATTGGTCATTCAATATATCAAATTTATGAAGGTGAAACAGTACATAATGCAAAAGATTATACTAAACAGGAATTACAAAGTTTTATTGAGTCCTTGACCAGTGAACATTTTGCTAAAATTCAGACATTTTTTAATACAATGCCTAGGTTAGCACATGACATTGAGGTTGAGAATCCTAAAACTAAGGTGAAAAGTAAAGTTACATTACAAGGGTTGGCAAGTTTTTTCGTATCGCCCTCTCACATGACAACCTAGAAAATTTATTCCAGGTCAACTTTGCTTTAATGCAACATCATAAATATTCTTTAAGTGAATTAGAGAATATGGTTCCGTGGGAGAGGGAAATATATGTTAACCTACTGGTGCAACATATAAAAGACGAAAACGAAAGAGCTAGAGAAAGGTCTTTAAAGAACTAAAATGGCAGATGAAAAAGAACAAACTATAACGGTACCTGTTGACAAAACAGCTGTATCTAAAAAAGTTAATGTTGAACTAGAAGTAGATACATCTATTAAAGATTTAGGACCTAATCCTTTCGCTTGGGTTATTCATCTAGCAAGAGCCGTAGATGCTTGGAGAATATTTCCAAGAGTTTTTATCACAACATACATTTACCTATTATACAAAGTTGTAGTATGGTATATGGAATTACCAAATCCAACAATGGAACAATCAGGCTTAGTTAGTATCGTAGTTGGTGCAGGCGCAGCTTGGTTTGGACTATACACAGGTAGTAGAGCAAAATCGGATAACAAATAATGGCTGAAACAGATAAATCATTAAAAGACTCAATTGTTGCAACAATACAATCAGCACAAAAAGCTGTAGGTTCTGCTATTACTGGTGGTGCAACAGCAGTTGCAACTAGTGGTGTTTCTGTTGATTTGTTAGAAGACATTAGAAGTGTTGGCAAAGAGAATGAAAAGAATACACAATCTCTATTAGACACTATGAGAGAAATGCTTGCTTTTGATAAAGAGGCATTTAGAAGAGAAAGAGACCAAGCAAGAGAATTAGCAAAAGAAAAGAATTTAGCCGCTTCAAATTCTACAATGAGTTTACCTAGTAAAAGTGAAGCAACAGGTGACCTAGGTGCAAAAGGTATTGCTGCCTTGGCCGCTCTTGCCTATTTTGCAAAGTCATTAAATGTAGATGAAATATTAAGACTACCACAACAAGTAAAATCTATTAAGGGTATGGCAAACTTTGCCAAAGCAATTGGTACTATAGGTACTGCTGGTTTTGGTCCACAAATTATTGATAATTTGAAGGCTGCCTTTAAGGCAATAAGATTAAATCCTAAAGAAATTAAATTAATCAATTTTGACTTACTAGAAAAATTTAAAAGTATGTTCAAACCTGTTACGAATATGTTTGAGCCAATGCGATTACAATTGAAACTATTTTCTATGGAAATGAGAGCACCAATGCAAGCAATTGGTAAAGCAATAAATGATGGTAAGAAGATGTTAAAACCAGTAATAGATTCATTTAAGGCTGCCTTTGCAAATATTAAGGCAGTGTTTATGCCTATTATCAATTCTGTTAAGGCATTATTTGGTGGTGGTGGTACAGTAATGAAATCATTAGACGCTATACTTACACCATTAAAAACAGTAGGTAGATTTATTGGTAAATTATTCTTACCAATTACATTGATACTTGGTGTATTAGATGGTATTTCAGGATTTACGAAAGAGTACGGAAAGACAGGCTCAATAGTAGATGGTATTAGAGGTGCAGTTGTAGGTATTGTAGATGGATTTATTGGTACATTTGTAAGACTGATTACTAATCTAGTTGGTATGGCATTAGAGTATCTTGGATTAAAAAACTTAGGCAAATACATAGCAGATTTTGGTAAAAAACTAACTGAGAACTTTAGTCAAACAATAGGTGGTATTGTAGATTTTGTTATGGGTATATTTACTTTAGATGTAGGTAGAATATGGTCAGGTTTAAAAAATGTAACAGGCGGTGTTGCTGGTTTCTTCTTAGGTTTAATAACAGCACCTATTGATATGGCAATTAACTTCATCAAAGATATATTCAATTTAGGTGACCCCGATAAACCATTCTCATTAAAAGATTTCTTCTTAGGTAAAGACGGTGCTGTTATGTCTGCTTGGAATTGGTTTAAAGGTTTATTTACATTTGACTTTGCAGCTCTTAAACAAAAATTATTTGATATGGGCAAAATATTAAAAGGTCTAGGTGCAGGTGGTATTGCGGCTGCTAAAGCAATCTTACC